AAATACTTAACATCTCTGCGGTATAGTCAACACCATCTACAGTAATAGCCCCTGTCATTGAATATTATTAACATTGTTAATACTATTACTATTCATGTCTATATCATTTTCCATCTGATTTGGTTCATCAGCAGGATTATTACGATATAGTATTTTATTTTGGAATTCGGATTCTATGGAATCAAATGCAGTATTGAATGTAGTATTACTAGCGTATCCTGATCCAATGGTAGGTAATGTTATTTTAGCCACGTTTTTTCCTCATTGCTTCTTTTTTAAGATTAGTCTTAGCCGCAACTTTGCGAATATTTGATTTACTATTGTTTCTAGGGTTATTGTCTTTATGATCCACTTGTCTAGGGTCTCCCACTTTTAGTCCTGCTAGCTTCTTGCAGCATTACGTTTAGCTCTATCTAGGACTCGTCCTGGTTTCTTTTTCTTTTTCCCAAGCTAATTCCTTCTTATAGTCCCTCTTGCCCTTTGTCATAAAAGCCATTATAGTTTAGCATATGGTAATACAACAATCATCATTCTGTACTTCTGGGTTAACCATTCCTTGGCTAACCAACACCCTATATTTACCTGATGCTGCTTGTTGTTGTGGTCCACCTTTAGATTGCATACCCGTAGATCTATTAGTTACAGACTTATTAGCTCCTGTAACTGCAGATGTTCCCTTAGGTATAGTTCCTGCTGCCGCTTTGTTTTGTACAATCTTAGCTACTTTGGAGATTAGTCCTGATGCTACTAAGCTAGAAAATCCCATATTACTTGCCTCCGTTAACGACTTTAAGACCAATACGCTCTAAGTCAGTTTGATGTTCTTTTGCAGCCCTAGCATCTACCTTGAGTTCTCTTTCTACTTCTTCTTTGCTAGGTCTACCTCGTTTTGGTGCATACCCTTTCTCTACAAGATACTTAGCTGCTTGTAACCCTTTAGGGTCATCATCTAGACTATGTAGTATAATGGCTTTAATACCTTTAGCTTTAATACGTACATCTAACTCATCACGCCATCCTTTGATCATATCCTTTATAACAGGAGTAGTATCATTGCATAGCTTTAACCAGTGGTCCCAAGATCCAAAAATGCTCCATTGCGAAATCATATTCAAATCCTGGTACGTGGGAATAGTTCATATATAAAATCTTTTAACGAGGGATAGGTGATTCCTTCCTTTACAAGATCATAGTCCTTCATGCTCCAGATAGGTGCAGTACCATTGATAACGTCTCTCATCTCCCAGAAGAGGGATTGAGTTCTATACCTGCCCATAGAATCTTTGTATGATGTTTTGCTCATACTAATATTATAACACAAGTAGTCTTAAAAGTCAAGGATTATTTGAAGGTAAAGGTTAAACCTACATTTGCAGAAGAGCCCTTACTCTTACTAGACCAATCAGAGCCCTTTACTTTAAACTTACTCGTGTGTGCTCCAGCATTAAGAGTTACATTCTTATTAACCTTATACTGAGCATTAACCCCTGCAGAAGTTCCAGAACCTCGTACAGATTCAGAATACTTTCCTTTTTGTTTACCATAGCTAGGAGTCACAGTAAGCTTCTTACTTATACCAAGCTTCTTACTAACCTGTAGATTACTTGAGTAACCTTTCTTAGTTGTTCTTCCAGAACCAGATATATTAACTATAGGTTCTTCTTGTTGATCATTAGCCATTACTTATCCTTAGTTACCATTTAACTTTATCTGCCCAATAAGCAGCACTTGTCTTTCCTTTGCTATATTTTTACGGTGTCTTGCTTTAAATGATTTACGTTTAGCTTTCATTTTATCTGATTCTCCTGATTTAGGAGCACCTGCAGTAGAAGCTCCTGCCTCTCCAAATCTAATCATTCTATCTTTGCCACCATCTTTAATAAGAACTACATGAGACTTTTTACCTTTAGTAGATCTTTTAGGTTTATTATAACCTGCAAATGTTTCACCTCTATAATCTATACTCATTAATAACCCAGGCTCATACTTTTTTTAGCTACCTTTTTAACTTTTAGCTTTGCTTTTACTTTTAGTATGACTATACCCTTTTGCTTTTAACTCAAGATGTCTTTTCTTAGTAGTTTACCCATTACTCCTTTTCCTGCTTTACTATACATCATATGTGGTAATTTCATGTAGTTTCCTTTTTTTCTTATCTGATTCTTTCTTTAAGTTAGCACTAGCAGATTGTTTCTTTAAGTTACTCATTCTGTTGTCCATTGCATTATCATTCTTATGTGAAGCATGTCTTGGATCACCTGTCTTAAGACCTAGTTTAGTTCTTGCTGCATTACGTGATGCTCGTTGCTTAACTCTCTTCTTCTTATTCTTCTTTTCCCAAGCGAGTTCTTTATCGTAATCTCTCTTACCCTTAGTCATGTATGGCATTATTTAGTTAATCCTTTCATTTTCTCGAATGTTCTCATAGAACCTAATCCTAATAAACCCATTAGTACCGTCATTAAACTACTCATATCAAAGACAGGTAGCTCTGGTATTACTGTTCCTGACCAAGCAGCTAAGAACATAATGAGTGGTACACCAACAAAGTGCCAAGCCATTGCTACTCCACATACCCATCCTATGAATGGTCTCCATCCTGCTACCCATACGGTTCTATGAGCTGCTTCTATTTTATTAGTATCTGCTTGAGCTAGGTTGAGTTGTGTTGCATTAGCAATAAGCTCTGCCTCTATAGCTTGTTTAGCTTTCTCTGCACCATTCTTGTCTGGGATGACTTTATCAATCACAGTGGAGATTAGTGGTAATAGTATGTTTAGCATTTAGTAAGACCATCCATATAATAGACAAGCAATAATAGGAGTAATAGGTAATGCTACTAGTAATGCTAAAGACCAGACAACTGGTTTTCCTAATAGTCTAGCTAGGTAACTCATATTTTCCATCCATGTGATACAGACCAAAGATAAACTAAAGCAACTAAAGCCATAGCAAGTATTCCCCTAACGGATAGTTTACCAAACTCAGCAAACTTTTCATTGAGCCATTCGCTTAAGCCTTCTTTAATAGCTTTCTTATGTTCTTCTGGAGTCATATTTAGCATCCCTTACATTTACATTCTTTACATTTACACATAGTCACTCCCTCTTTGATTGTCATTATAAAGCTTCCACATCTACACCACTAAACCATTTCTTTGGCATAGGGATAACTTGGTTCTCTACATCATCAGGAAAGGCTACATATATATGAGTATCCCCTAGTACAGCATTCCAACAACCTGTATGCGTATTACCATTCTCTGGTTCATTTTGTTATCCTTTATCTAAAGATTGCTACGTTAATAATTTCTATATCAGTAGCAGTTGATGTTGTTACTAACGCAACTTGAATAGATACACTTGTAGTTTAATTATTTAGGATTATCTAATTTAACTTTAGCTACTGCGTCTTTCCAAGTAGTAGTATCATTAAGTAAGTCTTTGTATTGCATATCCATTTGGTCTTGAATTAATAGATAATCATATGCTCTTTTATTTATTGTTGTTATTGCCATTATTCAAAATCTTCTTTAGTAAATTCAAATCTTTCAATAGTAGATAAATCTTCTATATCAGTCCAAATAGGTTCTAATTTTTCACCATCATAATTAGGTTCATTATAGTTATCAGGATAGGTTTGAGTATCTTGTTTTCTTGTAATACTTCCTTTTAATAAATTCATAAACTCTGTGTGTTCAGTAGTTCCTTGAATTTTATCTAAATCTTTTCTTGTGTTAATATTGTATTTCATAAATTATACTTTAAATCTTTTGATTATATTGTCAATATAACATTTAATATTATAGCTATTGCTCCATTGAATATGACCATGCCAACTAGCTAAAAATCTAGTTAATTTTTGATTATCATTATTTAATAGATATTTATTAATTTTTCTTTTGGCACGAACTACACTTTGTTTTCTTAATAATTTATAATCTTTCCATATTCTATAACCTAAAAAATTTATACCTTGATGGGTAGAAGAAACATGCCATTTCCCCATATTTAATTTTAAATGAATACGACAATATTCTTCTAATTGAACAAATATATTTCTTAATAATTTTTTATTATTATCAAGAATAACAATATCGTCCATGTATCTAGCAAAATATTTTACTTTTAATTTGTGCTTTATAAAATGATCTATGTCATTACCATATATATTAGCAAATAATTGACTTGTTAAATTTCCAATAGGTATGCCTGTTTGATTGGTGGGTGTTATTAATTTAATTAAGTTAAATGTTTTATTGCATTTAATCTTTTTTCTAATCATTTCTAATAACATATTTGTATCTATGCTAGGAAAGTATTTTCTAAAATCTGTTTTTAAGAAATATGTAAAGTCATGTTTTCTTAAATTAGACTGAATATATTTAACTCCAGTATGTGTTCCGTATCCTTTTCTACACGCAAAAGAATTAGGTAAAAATGTTTTTTCAAATATAGGTGTTATAATATTACATAAAGCATGTTGGACTATTCTATCTTTAAAAGATAATGCAGATATAAGTCTTTTTTTAGGTTCATAAATATAAAAATTTCTATATTGACCTATTTGGTATTTATTATTGATTAGTTCATTTCTTAATTGAATTAAATTATATTGATCAAATTCTTTAAATTCCAAGTAAGAAAATGTTTCCTTTTTACCTTTACAGGTATTTTTATAAGCTAATTGTAAATTATTAATATCTACAATTTTTTCAAATAAGTTTCTATATTTTAAACCCATATTATTGACAATGCGTTTCTATATTTCAATACTCTGCAATACATCAAATCTAAGTTTTGTATTTGCCGAAGCAGGATAAGAAAGCTGATCGTAAAGATCAAACATAGTAGGCTTGTGGCGTTACTATAGTTTAAATTCATATCACAGACGCCACGAGACCCAATATTGTTATTAGAATTAGTTGGAGCATTATTCCATTTAGAATTACGTGATCCAGAGTTAGAAGTATTATTCCAATTACCACCGAGTTTCACGACGTGACTATATCTCTCTTACCCTTTTTATAACTAATCCACGAATCCATACAAAGAATACAATCAGACAATAATTGCTGAGAATAACCTTGTTGTTTAAGTGTTAATGCTTTCACATTTTTATTAGTCATAAATCTTAAATAAAATCTTAATAACGACATGCCTGAATCTACTAAATACATCTTAGATATTTGATTAGATTTACCAGCATCATTAATAAGTTGAACTTGTTTTAATAAACATTCTAATATTTGTTTTTTAATATACCATGTTTTCTAGGTATGTTTTGTATGATTGGATATAAGTAATTTATAACCTTTTCATATTTTTCCACAATATTCATTTGTTTGTGATTAATCGTTAAATCTTTAATAATGGTTTTCACCATTATTCGTTTGTTTTATGATCACAGACGCCACGCGACCCAACAGCGCTAAAAGAATTCGTCGGAGCATTAAACCAACGAGAATGACGTGACCCAGAGTCAGAAGTATAAGTCCAACTACCACCGAGTCTCACGACGTTAGATAGATTATAAGTTGAACCACGACCTTCAGTATTAGCAGTGTAAGCCGTAGAACCATTAGGTCCACCAAAATCATTACCCCAAATACGCATACAACCAGTTGATTGGATAACACCCCATTTAGAAGTAAAATTATCGTCTGTTGCACTCATTTGTGTTGTAGTTGGGTCACTTCCTCTTGAACTTGCTTCTGTAGTTCCATAAGCTAATGCAGAAAATTCTTGATAAGTAGGTGGTCTTTTCCCATGAGAAGATAATAGTTCAGCTTGTTCCCACCAAGTATAAGAACCATAAGTTGTTGAACCATTACCACCAAATAAACTTGGTACTTTAGGTGGTGAACTTCCATCTGCTATTGTAACATTATAATAAGATGTTCCATTAGTATGATGGTCAACTCCTGTTAAATAAATATCTGACCAAAAATGTCCACCCACTAAAGTCATTCCTCTTGGGTCTAAACTAGTTGGTCTAAATTTTAAATCCCATAATGAATATTCGTTAATTGCTGGAGTAGTATCTCCACCTGATGTTCCTGTTGCATTACCACCTGCTGCATAATGAAATCCACCTACTTTTCTAGCATTTGCTGATGGTGGACTAACATGGTCTGTAGTTGCTTCTAAAGCACCAGCAGTTGTACACCAAATAGCATAATCTGTTCCAGCTGTAGCTGATGGCATAGTAATAGAAGTTGCTGAAGCTATAGTTTTAACATCACCATTAACTTCAATGTATAATCCTGTGTTGGTCTCCATTGTGAAAGCACCTGTTTTATCCCAAGCAACAACTGTTGGGTCAATTTTAGAAAATAATCCATATGCTATACTTCCAGAAGAAGCATCACCCCAAGAAATATCAGTACCATCTGTTGTTAAAAATTGACCAACAGTACCAGTTGTTAAAATTGATGTAACAGCACTAGCATTTCCATAAAGAATACTTCCTCTACTTAATGCGTCTAATTTATTTAATTCTGTTGCAGTAGAAGTTACTACTACATCTTCATTTATTTTAGGTGAAGTTAAAGTTTTGTTTGTAAGCGTTTCTACTCCAGCTAAAGTTGCAAAACCAGATGTACTTACTGCTACGTTTTCCCATGCACTACCACTATAAATACGCATAATATTTGAAGTAGTATTAAAATAAAGCATACCAGCAGCTAAAGCATCACCATCATTATCTGTAGTTGGATCAGAAGATTTAGAACCTAAATAAACATCATCAAAAGCATCAGCAGATGCTGCGGCTTCATTTGCAGAAGTAGCTGCGTTAGTTTCAGATGTACTAGCATTGGAAGCAGAAGTAGAGGCATTAGAAGCAGAAGTTCCAGCATTAGTTTCAGAAGTTCCAGCATTAGTTTCACTTGTACTTGCGTTACTTGCTGATGTACTTGCATTTGATGCTTGAGTAGTAGCTGTACTTGCAGATGTTGAAGCATTACTTGCTGATGTAGCAGCATTTGTTTCTGATGTAGCTGCGTTAGTTTCTGATGTCGCAGCATTTGTTTCGGATGTACCAGCATTTGTTTCAGAAGTTGCTGCATTAGTTTCTGATGTTGCAGCATTAGTCTCTGCTGTCTCTGCATTAGTCTCTGCTGTTTCAGCATTTGTTTCAGCTAGTTCGGCAGCTGTTTGTGCGGTTTCTGCATCATCTTCTGATGATTGTGCGTCTGCTGCACTTGCTGCTGCTGCTGTAGCAGAACTTGCTGCACTATAAGCATCTACTAATAATGCAAAATGATCTGTGTCTGTTAAAGTATCTCCAATAACACTATTTGCTATACAAATATAAACATTATTTAATTGACCAGCAGTTGTAGATTTAATCATATCTCTAATAGCATAAGCTGCTGTAGTTGTTGTTGCGTCTGTACCTTGATATGTACCAAGTTCTTGTGTTACAGCAATTTCTCCAGAAGAATCAAATGCTAAAATTTTATTTGCTCTATCTGTTGCACCTACAGTAAATTCTGTAGAGGTCATTGTGTTTGTTGCTGATAATTTTATAGAACGATTTACTTCTTCTTGAAGTTGTTGAATCGTCATGGTAGCACGATCCAAACCCTCTTCATGTGATTCCGCAGGGAATGGATCATTTGCAATATAATCTATTGCTTGGGTTTGCGGCACTTCTCTTCTAACTACTACTGTCTCTGTTGCAGTTGGTATATTACCAGCAGTAAATACCACATTACCACCAGATGCACTTCCTGCACCAGTTACTGTGTAATGAGTTGTTAAAGTTTTTATAGTCTCAGTTCCTGTAGCTGATCTAATAATTACTTCTAAGTCTGTGTCTGCAAAAATCTTGAATCCGTAAACAAAAGTATCGTTACTACCATTGCCTGAGTATGAATTTTTTACTGTTGTGCTTGATACTGTCATATTACTCTCTCTATATTAAATTATCTATGCTTTGTCTATGGTTTTAATGGTTCTAATAAAAATTTTTGTCCAGTAGCTTTCTCTGTATATCCTTTTAATCTATCAAAATAACCAGGATCTAACATATCTTTTATATTATAACCAATTAAGTAATTATAAGCTGGTCTTAAATACCATATATCAATAGGGGTACTAGACTCAAATAATCTATATGCTTTTAATGCTGCTTTATCAAATTTACCTTCAGCAGTATTTTTTAATACTCTAATTAATCCTTCTGCATCAGAAAAAGCTGGTCCAAGAATAGTAGATGCTGCTCCACCATTAGATCTGCTAATTTCTTGATACAAAAGATCACCATAAATAGATGCACCACCACCTTTAGCCATAGAAGCAAAAGCAGTTTTTGGATCAGTAGGATCTCTTGGTTCTTTACCCATCAACATATCTGCAAAAGATAAACTTGCATAACCAAATATTGTTCCAAGTACAGTATAGTATGCTAACGCTGGAATGTAATTGCTTGCTTTAATATCTTCTCCAGAACCTTTTTACTAAAAACTTCTAAATTTTTTTAGTATATACAGTCATTGGAAAAGATTTAAATTTAGTTATAAGTCTAGCTAAAAACCCAGCTGGACTTCCTCTTGTTAATCCTTGATTTAAATAGGCTCTTTCTCTAGCTCCAGGCTCAAGAATACCCATATGAACTCTACTATACAAAAACATTTTCCACCTAGATTGAATTTCATTTCTTGTTTCTTTTATTTTTGCATCAGTAAATTTTGTTAATGTTGGTTGTTGTTTTTTTAAATAATCAATAATATTATTTTTAGGAAGTTCAGCTAAATCATCAATAGTTAATAAATCATAACCTTCAAATTTTCTTAAAGTTGTTTTTTCATCATGTTCCACATACCATCATCAACTCCATATAATCCTAAAATTCTTTGC